GTGTATGGCTAACGGCGATACATTGTCCAGACGGCCCCGTACAATCCCGGAGGGCTGAACCACTGGACAATCTACTACTGCGATGAAAGGAGCGACATCTGATGGCTACAGACCAGCAGAGCGTCAGCAAGGCGTGGGGCAATGCCTCCCAGGTCATCGGCAAGACGGTGGCCACCACGCTCAAAGGGGTGCAGAAAGAGGTCTCGCAACGGACATACCGGGCAAGCAACGAACTGCGCAACGCCTCCCTCTACGTCCTCCGGGGCAAGCGCTCCGGCAAGACCTACCTGGTGCCGGGTACGCGGAAGCACTACCGGGCATCCGCGCCGGGAGAGCCGCCAGCGGTGCGCACCGGCGCGTTCCGCCTTTCCTGGGGGACGCACGTCCATGTGGAAAAGAAGGGCGTACACTTCCGGGCGGTGGCAGCCATCGAGAGCAAGGAACGGGCTGGTGGCCGGCTGCTGGGCGAAATGCTGGAGAACGGCACAGGCAGGATGAAGCCCAGGCCGTACAAACAGGCCGTCATTGACCGGGCAATGCCAAAGGTAAAGGCGCTATATCAAAAGCCCTATAAGGGCGGTTAGGAGGAAACAGACCATGGCACTGATTAAGAACGCGACCCATCAGGAGTTTGACCTCTCGCAAATCCAGCGCGGGGACTGCATCCGCATCAGGCGGGCCGGGGACACCACGGCAAAGAACGGCTTCGTCACTGAGGTGACGGCGCACAAACTGCGGGTTTTGTACTGCAACACGCAGAACAACGCCAGCAGCTACCTCGACATCACCGCTGCGGACGCTTCCATCGGTGTGTGGGAAATCTACTGGACGCGGGACTTCCAGACGGTCAACTATGAGTTCAACGCCCCGCAGACCGGGGACGGGGCATGAGCGGCGGCGGACTTCGCCAGCTTCTGCTTCAGCAGATAACCGAGGATGAACAGATGGGCGGGATGCTGGCAAGCTACAACAAAGCGCCAGCGGCCTTTTACCAGAAAGCGCCCAGCGACAGCCGCCCCGGCTGGGGGAAACCGAAATACCCCCGGCTGGACTTCAACGTGGATATGCACCACGACCCGGAGCGCAAGACCGAGGGAGTTCTGACGGTCAACATCTGGTGTACCAACGAATGTCCAGCGGTGGGAGACCTCGACCCGGACAGAGCTATCGAACAGCGGCTCCTGGAACTGGTGTCTGGGGTTTTCTACACGGACGGGAACCGGGAGACCTTCTGCGTGGAGTGGGAGCGGTCGGACGAATTTCTCTATGAGAGCGGAGAGAAGGGAAACAACACGCCCCCGGAGGTCTACGGTCTGACCGTCACCTTCTCCGTTTTCGCATTCCCGGAGCAAATCACTACCAGCCCCGACCCCATACAGGGGCTGAACGCATGGACAAAGCGGCACTTCCCGAAGATGACCGCCATCGCCTACTATGATATGCCGCCCATCTGGAAGCCCACGGACGAAAACCCGGCCATTTACTGGCGCTTCACGGGAACGTCCAGCACGAACCGGCAAAGCTACTCGGTCGCGTGGTATACCGGGATGTTTGCGGCCCACATCATCGCGGAGAGCGTACCAGAGCGCAACAAATGGACAAAGGCCATCATCGAATGGGCGCAGCTGGAGGGGGAGGTCATACTCCCGGATACCAGCCCCATGTTCATCAACAGAATAGCCGTGCGGCACAACGCAGACCCCCTGCGTGACGGCCAGCTGGAACTGACCGGGCAATACGGCGTTCTGCGGGTGGAGGATGCGCAGATTCGGCTCCTTCATCCCTACTACAACTGGGCAAACGAATACAAACCACAAATCAAAAAGGAGGGTTAAACCGTGGAAGCAACCTACAAAGCGGCGGAACTGGCGGCACAGGCCCGCCCGCTGTTCGGGACTACCCCGGAGGTGGTCAGCGTGGCGCTCCGGGAGGCGGGCAAAAAGGCCGCCACCGTGACGGAGGCGAAGGCCATCGTTGCGGCGTTTTTGGAGAGGGAGGTTAAGTAAATGGCTTCGTTTTTCATTATCGGCGAGAAAAAGACCCGCCCCGGCATTTACCTCCGCTATGAGAACTGGGGCAAGCCTCCCGTGGCCGGGGTGGATGACGGCAAATGCGCGGCGGTGTTCCGCTCCAACTGGGGGCCTCTGGGACAGGCGCTGGTGCTGGAGCAGTATGAGGACATCGCCAAGAAGTACGGGGACGGCGGGGAGAACGGCACCACCGCTGTGCCGCTGGAGCAGTTCAAGGGCGGCGCTCGGCTTGTCTACGCCCTGCGGCTCGGCACGGGCGGCACTCACGGCTCCTATACCATCGCAGATGCCGCGGGCAGCGAGGTAATCCGCATGACGCTGAAATACCCCGGCAGCCGCAAGCTGTGCGTTACTATCCGGCCCACGCTGGCAGACCCGAATACCAGCGAACTGCTCATCGTGGAGGGGACGGAACAGCTGGAGAAGCTGACCTTCGCCAATACGGAGAACAGCGTGGACGCGCTCATGGAGAAGTTCGGCACGAAAGGCAGCGACTACTTCATGCTGACCAAGGTGAAGGACAGCACCGAGAAGCTGGCAAGCGTAGACCAGGCGGAAATCGCGGGCGGCACAGACCCCACCGTGACCGTTGCCTCCTACAGCAAGGCGTTCGAGGTGCTGGAATCCTACCGCTGGAACGTCATGGCAATCGACACCGAGGACACGGCAATCCAGGCGGTCATGCAGCTGTTCTTGAACCGCATCTACCAGGGCGGCAAGTTCACCATGGGCGTTATCGGAGAGCCGACCACGGTGGACTTCGAGACCCGTCTGCTCCACGCCAGCGCCTACAACGACTACCAGATCGTCTATGTGGGCAACGGATTCACGGACATCAGCGGCAACGTCTACGAAGGGTGGAGGGCCGCGGCCCGCATCGCTGGTCTCATTGCCGGCACCCCCAGCAACGAGAGCATCACCCGTGCGGCCATCACCGGGGCGGTCGAGTGTACGGAACTGCTGACGAACAATCAGCACGAACGGGCAATCAAGGCGGGCGCTTTGATGTTCAGCGTTTCCTCTGCGAACACCGTCTGGGTGGAACAGGGCATCAATACCCTGGTGCTTCCCACGGCAAAGGAGGATGAGGGCTGGAAGAAAATCAAGCGCGTAAAGGTACGCTTTGAACTGTTCCAGCGCCTCAACGACACCGTGGAGCCGCTTATCGGGCGCATCAACAACGACCCGGACGGGCGCATGACCGTGATACAGGTCTCCAACGGCGTGTGCCAGACGATGGTCGCGGAGCGGAAGCTGCTGGCCGGGGCGCAAGTTGAGGATGACCCGGACAACAAGCCCGAGGGCGATAGCGCGTGGTTCATCGTCTACGCAGACGATATTGACGCGCTGGAGAAGATGTACTACACCTTCAAGTTCCGGTTTGCGCCGGAGGAAGAATAAACGGTAAAGGAGGAATCGACACATGGATGGTTTGAATGACCAGAGTTTGCTTGACGTTCGCAAGCTAATCACCGGCAAAGACGGGCGGCTCTTTGTCACCACCAAGAAGGGAACGAACCTGTTCCTCGCGGAAGTAGACACGTTCCAGGCCCAGCTTTCCCCGGCGAACACCGACTACCAGCCCGTGGGCAGCGCCCTGGTCTATGCGGTAAACACCGGCTACAGCGTCACGCTGACGCTCACCGAGGCCGTGGTGCGGGATGACGTGATGCTGACCGAGTTAATCACCGATTTGCAGAACGGATACTTCCCGGCCTTCGACTTCCAGGGGAAGATGCGCCGCAGGGACGGACAGGCGGAGCGCGTAGTGTACCGCAACTGCGTCCCGGACGGCTCCATCGACCTCCAGAACCTCACCCCCGGCGAAATCATCAAGAGGGCGTGGAGCTTCCGGGTGAACTGCACCCCGGAGATTTTGGAGAACTTCACCGAGGCCGAATGGGTGCCGGTCGAGTAAAGAAGGAGGAATAAAAAATGCCGAAAAACACGATGCCCGAGATGTACGAGGAACAGACCGAGGGCGTGGAGCAGCCCTCCCAGGAGCAAATCCTGATGAGCGAAAGCGAACTGCTGCGCGGCCTCATCGAAGCCGGCACCGAGAAGGACAGCGAAGCGGCCTACGAGCGCATCCAAATCCGGCGCAACGGGAAGCTGAAATTCGAGTTCCGCATAATACTCTGTGCCTTTCACCGTGACCGTGTGCGTTTATTCGTCCGTATTCTTTACGGTAAGCAGCGTATTTTCGGGTTTGAAAATGGTGATCGTGATGGCAAGCTTGGTGGGGGTAAGCTCCTCTCCGCGGTAGTAGCCCTCGTTGTCCTTGGGGGCGTAAGTATAGCCTTCGGGGAGATTGTTTAACAGCACGTGATAATTGTCGGGGGAGGTTAAAAGCGAAGCTTTCCCTTGCGCGTTGACCGTAACGGGCAGCTTGCAACCGCTGTCAGAGCAGAACTGAACGCTTACACCCGAAACGGGCTTGCCGTCTTCGTAGAGCACGGTTACGGTGTACGTTCTGTCTGCGTCGGGATCTACGGGAATGATGGGATCGGGCTCGCCGTCGCCCTTTACGAGCGTAGCCTTTACCTGGCTCAGCTCGGGCGTGAGCGTGATCTCCGCGGAATAAGTGTATCCTTCGGGCAGAGCCGAAAGGGTAATTTTATATTCCTTGGGTTCGAGCTCGATGCTCGCTTTCCCGTTGGCTTCGGTCGTTTGGGTGAAGTTGCCGAACTTCACTTTGACGCCCGAAACGGGCTCGTCGTTCTCGTTTACGACGGTAACCGAATACACGAGCAGCTCGGGCTCTTCGGGCTTGGGCTCGCAAGCCGCAAATACGATTGCGGACAGCGCGAAGAGCATTATAAGCCCGAGCGCGCAAATTCGACTGAATAAACGTTTCATATCATTCTCCTTTTAAAATCGGTTTCAGGTTTCGTCCGTTCCTTCGGGAAGCACGGCTTCGGGAGGGGTTTCGGGTTCTACGGGCTTGGTGCCGTATTCGTGGTAGTAGTAAGCGAACTGCAGCCAGGCTTCGTCTATGCCGAAGAGATTTACCTTGGCATACGCCGTAAGGATGGTGACCAGCTCTTCCGTCGCTTCGACAAAGCGCTTATCGAACGCTTCCGTCTTGGCTTCGGCTTCCTTGATAATATCCACCATTTGCTGGGTGAAGTCTTTGTTGTACTTTTCGGGAAGGACTTTGCCGTTCTCGTC